AGCAGATACGAACTCACTATTCTTGGAACTGAACTCATGGGTAAGAACCTCCTGGTCATCACATACCTGCTTGTACTCTTGCCATAGCCGTTCCATCTCCTCTGGAGACTTAATTTTTAATGGTCTTCCCATGAAAATCACTTCCTTTCTGTTTTTGGGATATAAGAAAAGCCCTCGCAATTAAGCAAGAACTTATCTACTATAGGGTTAAGTTTTTTTAGCGGCTATATAGCTTTGCAGGACTTCAAGCCACTTCCAGGGTAGAAAATCAGCCACCGACCGATGAAAGCCGGTGGCCGTTCATTGGGGATGTTATGCAAAATGGCTTTTTCTGTTTACCTAATTTTGCATAATACAATTATAACTCGTCCATTCGGACATTGCAAGGACACGATTTTGACACGCTCTTGTCAAGCCTCTAATCCAACATAATTGCATCTGATCCGAATAAATACACGCTCAGTATATTGGTGAGTTCCGTCACCCACCGCCTAGCCGTCCGATCCACGTACCCATACACTTCGGCTATGTTCTCATAGGTCATTCCATCTAAATAGTAATACTTGAATGCCAGATACTTCTCCGGCGTATTCTTTGAGTACTCTTCCTCTTCGAGAAGGCTCAGACACTTGTCAATATGTGCAATCATTACTACGCTCCGTAACTTGCTTTTAAGAATGCTGTTTATAAAGATATCCTCTTCGGTGAATCCTTCCAACTCGTCGCTGTCGTCCATATCTGACAAATCAGATATCCCCTCCTGTACGCTCCGGCAGATTCGGTTATAGTTCTCCATCAGCTTTTTAGTATTCTGGAATATCTTCACTCGTTTCTCCTTGCGCTCTGACTTTTTGAATTCCTTTACCGCCTCTAAGGCCGCCTCCTTTGCAATCCGTTCCGCTGTCTCTTGATTCATCAACCCTCACTCCTTTCCTACCCGCGGCTTGTACACACGCTCCCCATCCAGGTACTCCTCTTCCTTCCTCTGCTGGCCCAGAAGCTGCCGCATCCGATTCAGCGTATCCCGGTTCTTCTGTTCCTCAAAGAACTTGACGATCCGCTCATTTCGCTTGACAATATCTTTATTCTGCCTGCGGTATTTCCGACTCTGCTGAAACTTCGTTGCTACTCGGTTCCGCTCAGACTTATCCACTGCAAATTCTATTGCATGAACCAGATCTTGCAGACGCCGGTCCTCTTCATTCACATTTTCATACGCTGCCTTGTATTCCTGGACACATTGGTCTATGAAATTCAAGAAATTCTCCAGTTCTTTAGCCGGACTGTTTTGCTCCACCGGCCTCGCCTCCCTGCCTATATCTTTTTCGTTTCCGCATCTGCAATACTAAATCTGGCCATAGCGCGCTATCCAGTACACCACTCGGCAGCCTCACCAGCGCAAAATGCTTATAATGCTCCACAATCTTTCCGCGGTGCGCCTCGCCAGTATGCCCCATGGAATCGATCCCCTGGGCTTTGTAAGTATGTACGATTACGTTGCGGCCGATCCGGTAATACCGCTGTGCGGCCTGTATCTCCTTCTGGTTAATGTATCCCGGTGGAATCTCTTGTCTTTTCACTCAATATACCTCCTAACCTCTTCTACTGCATCATGCCAGCCGCGATTATATAGTATGTGGTATTCGTGAGGCAGCTCCATGCCATTTATGCGCTCACGTATCTCTGCCAGGCGCATTCGCAACGCCTCATTCTCCTGCATTAGATCATCACAGTGCTTTTTATATTCGTCGCATTTGTTACATCCTCTTATTTTACAGCTTGTGTTGTCTATCACGTTTCAAACCTCCTTCATATTACGATTTTACTCGCAAAACTCATGGATCGCCCAAAAGGGAAAAGTAACAATCCATAATATAATCATCACGATTCTTAATAAAAATCCGATTGCCACCTGAAGTATACATTTTAGCAAATCACTTACCTTCAACATCCTTCTGTGGTGTACTCTCCATAAATGAATTTCATGTTTTAATGCGTGTAACGGGTGTATAAATATCTGGTTCAAATCATTCCCTTTTATCGATATTTCCTTTCCGCAAACAGAACAATATGAACTCACCTTATTTGTTTTGAACACTGATTTTCCCCTTCTTTCTCGATTTAGTCATCTCTCAAACGAGCCGGTAAAACAATTTTTAAATTCTCCCGCTCTCCCTTTCTTCCCGTTCTGATAATCACTGGGGATACAGAGTCGTATATATCTATCTTCGCCATTTTTTTATCAGAATCGTAGGTGCTAATGGAATCCAGTGCGTCTTTTAAGTACTTTGCGTTAATCCCTATCGTAATCATTTTCTCTTTTTCTTGATATTCCTTCAGTATCTTGTCAACAGGATAGTACTGGCCTTCCGGCTGCACATATCCCATGATTGACTCTCCCACCTGCACATACAGCCGGCTATTACTCACTTCCAATTCCGCATAGTTATCGCGTTTTGTGATCTTCGGAATTGTTGGCCTTATGTAACAGGTAAATGATTCGTCAGCTTCTACCAGCTCCGCATATTCAATCGAGATTCTGTGGCCCTCTAACGCTGTGGCCCGGATTACTTTTTCTTTCGCGTCGATTTCTAAGTATGTCCACCGCATTAACTCCGAGAGCGTTCCGTCACCCACAAATCGCTTTGTATTATCAATAATTCGTTTAAATTCTCCAGCGCATATTTTTGCCTTCAATTTCTTTCCTCCTCTACATGATCTAATCAATTATGTCTCGTGGGTCTAATTCTTTTTCGTATTTCATTCCACAAATCGGGCATTTTGAAAGTAGGATGGGAACTTCCCTTTCTCTCTTCTTCCCCGGCTCTCTGGCAGTGAAAGATATATATACTCTCCCTGACAAAATTTCAACGGGTGGCTGTACATGTTCATATCCCTTTTCTTCCAGCCTTTTTTTCATGTCATATATGCAATTACACATTCCGTTCCTCCTCTAAATGATCGTTTTGTTAAGCAAACCGTAGTTGTTCGTGGCTGTCGTCGATCCTCATATTCGGCATTCTTTCGCCGACTTTGAGATACGGACAGTTTGCAGATACCAGTGCCTGCGCCATTATCGGCACCACGCTATTCCCGATCCGCGCCACCTGTTCCCCGACGGGGTACGGCTTGCCCTCTATGTCATGGTTAAGTATGTAATCCTCCGGAAATCCCTGCATTCTCTTAAGTTCCTCTGGTTTCAGCATACGGAGGAAGATATCTTTCAAGATATACTGTTCTCCATCTATGTCCGTTATCACATTTACTAACCCGAATCTATCCTTTGTTGTTATCGTTCCCAACGGCCGCCCAGCTTCCTGACCGCAACCAGTACCGTAATACTTAATCAAGAATGCAGATATAAGCCCGAAATGCCCCGGTGATGTGGTGATGGTATGTAATGGCTCCTCGCACATCTGGCCTGTCCCGGATTTATAAAATTTAGTGACAAATGCCGTAACCAGACCATACCGGTTGCTGGTATCAATTGTCTTTATCGGCTCCGTCAGCAGTTGGCCGCGCGAATCACCTTCCCGTGTTTCTCCGTGATACTGGATCATAAAGGAAACGGCGCTCTGATTGTTAACTATGTACGGTTGCGGATTGTTAACAACATACTTAACGTATCCGTTTGCTATCCGTTTCATGGTGGCATCTGCCAGCGGCCGTGGACGGTCAAATATGGAACGCCCCAAATCTGACCAATCAATATAATCCCCACATTCCAGCCACTTCAGCCGGCCATCTGCTCCGCTCTTACTGTGTGTTGGCTCCGGCCATGTAATCACATTCCCGTCTCTGCGGAAGATTGCATACCATCGCTTCCGCGTTGTCGGCGCTCCGTAATCTGCCGCTACCAGTTCCCGGCTGTCAAAATCATATCCCAATCGTTTCATGGCCGCTATGAATCGTTTGTAGTCCTCTCCGGCTCTTTCTTTTATTGGGTGCCCTGCCTCGTCTAGCGGTCCCCACTGCTGTATTTCCTCGACGTTTTCCATCAAGATAACATCGGGAAGAATTGCTTTAGCGTGCTTGTACACCGCCCATGGCAGAATTCTAAGCCCCTTGTTACGCGGCTGACCTCCTTTTGCCTTGCTATGACTGGTACAATCTGGAGAGGCCCACATAAGTGCTACATGGCGGCCAGCAACATACTTTTTAAGATCGACCTTAAATATATCCTCGGTCAGATGCAGCGTATCCGGATGATTGACTTTGTGCATCCGAATCGCCTGCGGATCATGATTGATAGCTATATCAACCGGCCGCCCCAGTGCCATTTCTATACCCACACTTGCCCCGCCGCCACCGGCAAAGCAATCTATAATCAAACCGCTCATGGTCTCACCTCCAGAAAGTCTTTTATGCTCATCTGCCCTGCAGGGGCAAAATTCATCCACAACACTTCACGCTTCTTTGATGCGATTTGGGAATAGCAGTCAGTTTCTACACGGTACCAATCGTGTAAGCTGTCATTATACAACTCGCTATCATATCCACTAATTAGTACCGGCCCCTTATGGGCGTGAAGAACTTCCAGTAATTCAGTTTGCGCCCCGTTGTCCATCTCATACCGGTACTGTTTCCCGTGCCTGGCCGATAAAACATATGGCGGGTCCGCATAGATCAATACATTGGAATGGTTGAAGCGTTTGATTAATTCCACGGCCGGCATGTTTTCAATTTGCACGCCTCGCAGCCTTTCAGCGGCCGCCATTATTTTCTCAGGCAGATTACACCAATCTTTCGCAGCATAGGCCCGCTCTCTGCCTTGTACGTCGTTCTTCCAGCCCACCTTTTCGCCATTGGTCCGGAACCCGTGTCCCATATTAAGCCGTATGTAGAAATTCACTGCCCGTCCAAAACTGTCCTCTGGTACCGATTCAAACGCTGAATCGTATACCTGCCTTGCGTAAGGCGTGTAATATATTTCCCGTGCTAGGCGCTCCGGGTCTTTCCTGATCCACTCAAACAAGTTTACAACGTTTCCGTCGAGGTCGTTTACAGTCTCGATATTGGACCGCGGCTTATTGAATAGCACTGCGCCGCTACCGAAAAACGGTTCAATGTAGCTGTGGTGCTGCGGAAAATAACTGATAATCCAATCCGCTATACTCCATTTACTGCCTGGGTATTTCATAATTGCTTTCATTTTCAAAAAAGGAACCCGGCGCGCCTGTTTTCCGGAAAGGTTCCAGCTCCTTTCTTAATCGGTCAAATATCAGTTTAATGAATTATCGCCTGCCCACATGAAGAACATCTTCCTGCATTTACACAATCTTCTGTGGTCGATTCTCCGCAATTCGGACAAGGATAAAAACCATTCCCGTATTCGCATGTCTTGTAAACATCTTTTTGCATAGAAGCTGTGGCAATTTTATATGCTTCTTCGATATCAGAAAAACTTTCTCCCTCATTTGGAATAGTCGTTTTTCTACTTATAATTTCTATGGCTTTTTCAATATCCATCATGATCCTCCTCTCGGAAATATTAATACTACCGATTATCGTTTTTCTGTTGAAAATAAGACGCAATCAGACACTTCTTTTTCTCCTGTTACCATTTCTCTGATATACTGGTGAGGCACATCACAGTTTACAGCGTTCATAAGCAATTCAGTTTTGGCACCTGCGCTTAACATTTCACAGAGTTGGCTCAACTTTATTTCCGTTCGATCCTCTTTCTCAAACACATCAATTAATCCCATGATTTTTTTCCTTTCTTCCGGCAGTCCCGGAATATTAATCTAACTTATCTTGTCGTCACCTTCCGAATCCAGCCACATTTCTTGCACAAATACGTCGTTACTGTCTTGTCTGGATACTCATTTTGTTTTACTATTTCAAAATCATGTATACAAAGACAATGTCGAATCCAATTAAACATGTATCACTTTCCTCCACTCCTCCGGAATTTTCAATCATGATTCCCCAAAATCAGGCAATTTCAAGCAATCACACATCTCTATAGTAACATCAGTTTTAAAAAATTCTTTTGAAATAACATAACTCTGAATTTCGTAAATCGTTCCCATAAAAAAGACCTTGTCTTTAAAATCCAGAGGAATCACCCCATATTTTTTTAGAATCCTATGTGCCAGTTTTAATAATAATTTCCGCAATCTCATCATCCTTTCCGGGTATCTTGAAAATACTAATTTACAATCGTTCCAGCATTTTGCTGAATTCTTTTGATGGCTTCTTTACCTGCCCCCACGCCAGCTCTGCGCCACAGTATGGACAGCATTTATATTCTTTAGCCACACCCATTCCACAGGTGCAATTATATTCTGGTTCTGGCGCTTCCGTCCCCTGTACGAAATAAGCTACAATTTCTGGCACAACTATCTTAATCAATCTCATCCTTCTCACTGCATCACCTCAATCTTAATTCTGTGCCTGAATCCAATCCCTGTACCGTTCTGCATCGTGGATAATCGCGTTGAGCACAGGGGTAATCTCTTTCAAAATGTCGGTGTCTTTCTCACGGTACATTTTTAACCTCAGCTCGCAAAGCTGTTCTAATCCTGTCTCGATATCTCTCTCATAATCCAGTTCATCATCGTACAATTGCGCATAATCTTTCATTCTGCACCTCCTAAACGTCAATTATCTATTGATAAACCACAAATTCCGAATCTTCTTGCACTTCTTGCAGTAAAACTCATGAACACTCAAAGCAATGCGAAATCTGGTTCCGTGAAACAATACAATTCTTTCTGCCATACAAATAGATTCCGGGTAATGCATTTTTAGACACTTACTTTTCCGCATTCTGCATCCCCTTCCCATGTGATCTTTACTCCCGGCACCGCAATACACCTCGGCTGCCCCGGCACCATTTTAATGATCCCCGCGTCTGCCATCTGCTTGAGATGCAATTGTACACTGCTCGTGCTCTCCAGCCCTACGCCTTCCCCGATTTCACGTACAGAGGGAGGCCAGCCGTGGGATATGGTGTACTGTACAATGTAATCCCTGATCTGCTCATGACGCTCTTTCATGGTCTGTCGCCTCCTAAAATCTGTATTCATAGAAATCTGCATCTTCCACGTACCAGTCCTCTCCTGTACGGTAAATCCTCACCCTGTCAAGCTGCTCGTCAGTCAAATCTTTCCACCCTGGCACATTTCTCAACATGTTTCGTACATAACCACGCCGTAGTTCAATCTCATCAGCAGTCATGGACTTTCCCATGTGTTGGTCTTCTCCCACACGATACCTTGCCAGCTTTCTTGCCGCTTCTTCATTCATTTCTGGTCCTCCATCATCGGAAGGGCTGCTTCAGGCTGTATTCCTGCCTGCTCGATTTTTAAATGTTCTGGCATTTTGTGAAACTCGACAGCTCGTCGCTGCTCTGCTTCATAGGCTCCACGGAACTGTGCTTTCAGTGTGTTCACCTGATCATAAGGTGATTGGCATATGTTCTGCCAGCCGGTACGCTCTACAGCCCTACGTACTGGACCGCTGAGGCTTTTCAGTGCCTCCGCCTCCCTCATATATCCGTAGCGCCTTACAGCCATGTTGACCTCGCCCCACGCTTCGTCAGCATCGGGGATACGCGTTTCCATCAAATCTGCCGCATACAGTCTTAAGTCTGATATTGCAGGTGGAAATTTGTTAGACAGTGCGTATTTCTTGAGAGCCATTATAGCAACCTGAAAAGGAATATCTCCCAGTAGTTCATACCACCAGTCCATCTGATCTCCCGTTGCCAGCAGGTTGTCTTTTGGATATGCTGTTTTTATCCGATCTGCAAATACGGCAAATTCCTTTGTGTTCATTCCTCTCCTCCTCTTGACATCGCCCAGTTATACATCATTTCCCGGCTCTCGTTTTGCTTGTCCTGCTGTTTCCCTACAGGGCTGTATGATGGCTCTGGCCTGTTACTGTAATTGCCGTCAAGCACCTTAGCCATATTACCGTCACTGATAAGCCAGTCAAATGTCGCTGACCAGTTTTTATTATTTTTGCCTTTTAAAAATTCACTCTGCTCTGCAAGTTCAAAGAGTTTACGAAAATCATCTGCCGTATAGCCGCTGTTAAGCCTTGCCCCAATTGCCCGACGCCGTTTGTCTGACAGCTTTGTCACATGGGGGTATGATTTGCAAAGCGAATTATACAGAGTAATTATCTCTTGATAATTACGATTATCTTTTTTCTTTCCTTCTTTCTCTTCTTCAAGTTCTTCCCTTTTTTCTTTCTTTCCTTCTTCTATTGTTGTTAATAGACTGTTAATAGAGTGTGCCTTGTCTGTGCATTGACTGGTATCAGACTGTTGATTGACTGTGGTTTGACTGTTAATATCCTGATACAGGCTGTAGTTATTTACCGTAAATACGCTGTATTTGGACTGTGTTTTGACTGTGATTTCTCCTGTTGACGTCAAATGTTTTAAAGCAGTCCGTAACTCATTAATTGTAAGGTCGCATTCCTCGCAAAGACGCGGATAAGAAGAAATAAAAGAACCACGCGGAACCGTTGTACCTTCAAACCTTCCCTCTTTCCAGTTTGCTTTCAGTAACATGTGAAGGAATAGAACCTTTGTATTGATATTCCGATACCACTCCCATTCGAGAATGTTCCGGCTTATTTTTATGTAGTTTCCATCTCCTCCCAAAATATCACTCCCGTTCTTCAATCAGTACTTCGATGCGAGGTTCATTTCGATCACAGAAAAATTGGTCCGTAAACCCTATGACGTAGTCCCACCCATCATCTTTCAGCACACCGCATTTCACAAGTGCGTCCTGGATCACCTTCCTGCCAAAGCTTGACACATTGTCATGGTCCCTCCGCTTATTTGGCTCATACCATGAGAATTTAAGGAACACGGGCTTTTCTATATGTAACCGCCGTAACTGCTGTCTGATCGCCCATATGACGGTTTCCTCGTTGTCTTTCTTCATCTTCCCACCCTTATGCGGGTTTGTCCGGTTTGCTGCTGTATAGTCATTCAGGCCATCGAGGCGGCCAAATATCACCAACTTATATTCCATAGGCTCCTTTCCCCGGTACCGCCCCTGAAATAGGCAGTACCGGTAATACCAATGGCATGTCGTGACACATGCTTGTATGTAATTCCCTTTCGGGATCACAAGGCTATAAATAGCTTTTTCCATACCTTGCACGGAATAGTTCTCTTCCCATCGGAACCATTTTCAATGCCAATTCTTTTTCATATGCCATCTGACCAAGCATCTTTGAAAGCTTTTCAGCCATCGGGTTATCATGGATTCTGCTGTTAACTTTTCCTGCGGTATGGCAGTTGTTGCAAATAGGAACCTTAAGACAGTCTTCATCCGCCAGTTCTCGATTTGCCGATCCGAAAATAAGGTGATGTTCACAATCGGCAGGGCGGCCGCAGAAGAAGCAGTGATCCATATCATCGGTTAATAATGATATCATTGCTTACACCTCCCCTAAAAGTTCTGTAAAGTGTATTGGTCTCATCAATACCTTTGTGTGTTTACAGTAATCACAGAGACCGCATCTGATCGGCTCTACTTCTCCGTTCTTCAGCGCTACGATCTTCGGTGTGTTATTTTCCACCTCAATCAGCTTTTCACGTAAATGGTCGTCTGGAATCCATATCAGTTCTATATCGGTTTCCTCTTCTTTCGAAGCGGCTGCAACGAAGAACGGAAGACGCTCTCCGGTATTTTGATAGACTACTTCCTGATAGACTGCCGCCTGGAGGTCATAACCCCAGTACTCTATGAAATTCATATAGCCGTAATCTTTCGTGTACTCCGCCTTATGCAGTTCTCTCATGACCTTCAGGTCCACAATGGCCTTACCAGGCAAATAGCTGTCAATTTTTATCTTCCACGGACTCCCGAACATGTCTGCCGTCATAATAACCTGTTTCTCTCCGCCCATGAATTTCATAAAAAGATCATCACGCTCAATTCTATTGATGATTTCTTCGGCCTTGCGATACTCGGCTTTCAATGCTCCCTGTTTCGTGAAAATTTCTGGGTTCTGTGCCTGGAACAGACTAAGAGTCCCTTCAAAGTGAGCGTCTACATAAGACCCAACCATAAGCGCCGTGGTCTTTTTCATTTCCCACTCTCCGTTTAATTTTGCCATAGCTTCAGCCTCACAGGCCGGGCGCCCAATAGTTCCCATAAAGTTCTTGTACTGGCTGACCGAGAGATATTCCCGGTCAGCTTCCTTACTAAAATAATTTTCTGCTGTTAAGATCATGCCTGTGCCTCCTTCTCTTTCTCACCAAAGATATCGGGGATTTCAGGAATGTCTTTCTCCCGGATTATATCCTCAGCTTCCCCCTCAACAGAACACCCAAGGAGGGCGTCAGGAATGTAGACGCGGGCAAAGAATGCACTAGCGCGATACGCAAGCATCAGTTCCGGCATTGTCTGCCATTTTGATGTTTCATTTCCGTAGCGGTCGATCTTAGAGAACCACTTTTCAGCTTTGGCCACCCCTATTGTAATTTCAGGACCACGGACAAGTTCACCTGTAGACCGCCTTATAGCCTCTATATGGCACCCCCATGTATTTGTGCCTGCTTCCCCTGTATATACTGGCTTAACGTCCTTAAACTCAGTATTAGACTTAATCAGCGACATGCAGGCCTGTCCACTCCATGAAGGTTTTCCTTTCACAACATAGAGATTCTGCATAACAAACATAGGACTTACATGCATCCGGTTTGCCATGTCAATGGCAATCATGCAGTCGGCCGGCTTGTTCTGGTAGTTCTGCGGTATAATTTCTGTACTTGCGAAAGCCTCCGCCATCTTCATCAGCATTTTAAAATTCGATTCGTTGTTAAATGGGTTTGCAAGCGCTGTATTTTCAACATTCATAATCTCTTCCATGGCTTCCTCCTATAATTCGACTACGGTTAATTCTGGTTCATCAGTTGTTCTTGTGGCAATGAACTGTAATCCCTTTTCCTTACATTTCCGGTATAGTTCGTTCCTCATATCAGATGACAGCTTCTCTACGCCATCAATAAGAATGATCTGCAATCCGTTCGGTTTCTGGATAGCTACGTCGATGCAAAGATCCAGTTTCTCGCCATCGGAAAGGTTACTGATTGGAAGTCCGTGGATTAAAGGAATGCCATCTTTTACCGTAAGTCCATCAATCGGAATGGTTGCTTCCTGAAGGATTTCCCCCGGAAGTTCCCTTGCCTTCTCGATTTTATCGGTCAAGGCTTTGGATTCTGCCGCCAGTTTCTCAACCTCTGATTGCAGGTTCTCCATGCGGCGGTACTCATTTAAATGGCCCTTCATTTCCTCGGCATATTCGGCCTTCTCGGTGAGCTCTGCGGTACTTTTCACTTCTTTGCTGGCATATTCTTCGTATTGGGATAGTTCTGCATCATACTTAGCCACGTTCGTTTTATAGGTCTGCTCCGCTAGGCTGATCTTGTCCTGTTTCTTCTCATTGAGCCCTGACAGTTCCTTTTTGCATGACCTGATCTGCTCCTCAAGAGAGGCAATCTGTTCTTTAAGATTAGTCTCCCGCCGGGTAAACTCCTTCTCGATGGCAGACAATTCGATCTCTCTGTCCGCTTCAAAGGCTCTCATCTTATTGCTACGACTTTCAAACATCCGTTTAGCTTTCTCGATAGTCTCGTTCTCTTTACGGATCTTCTCGATCTCCCGGTAAAGCTCTCCGACATTCTCGTTATCCCACTTCTCGGCATCGTACCCGGCCGGGATCACATCCGCGATATCTTCGATAAATGCTCTTTTGTTACGGATATCCCGGTTAATATCCTGCCGGGTCTGGAAGTACTCGCCGTTTTCGGACTGGATATCATGGAGTACCTGGAGAATGTTCTGGTCATATGACACCCAGCCTGGGATCTCTCCGAACCATTCCCGGATTTTGTTCATATCCCATGGGTAGTCAATCATATCCAAGATAATCGCATTCTGCTTTTTTCTGTCCATTGCCATAAATTCTACCGGGGATAGCTGCAACGGGGTGAAGATATCCTTCAAAAAAGTTTCAGGGCTTCCGACTTCGTGGCCGTCTTTTTTCACGCTCTTGTAATCTGCCTGGTTTGTTCTGATCTTACGATCAATCCGCAGCCCATTGTCAGTTTCAATTAAAATTTCCCCTTCTGTCTCCCCGTCCCTTACGATGTACTCGCGATCAGAACGGTTTGTTAGCGCCAGACGGATCGCATCAATTACAGAAGTTTTACCGGCTCCGTTTCTGCCGGAAAGTTCTACGCTCTGGCCGTCTGCTTCGTACTCTTTAATACCAAAAAGATTCTTGATCTTTATTTTTGTTAATTTCACGCTTGATTTCCTCCAATGCCTCATATATAATGAGGATGAAAATTTGTTTTCTATTTACCTGAGCCATGGCAGTTCGCACCTGCCGGGCTCTTTTTCTTATCCTTCTTTTCTGCCTTGCTAAAGCAGGCTATGTCATATATATCCATTACTTCCGCAATAGCTTTCGTGTACGCCGATTTCTCGCACGCCGGTGCCTGATTCCGTAGAGTTTCAAGCCGGTAAATTATATTGAGTATGATTTTATGCACTCTGTTCACCTCCCAAAAATTTATTGATAAAATACTGCTGACCTTTTCCGGTAACTTTTGGCGTCCTGGTCGTTACATTACAGCCGTTTCCGTCCAGATGAGTACTTTCTTTGATTTCAAACAGCCCCATCTCCATAGACCGCTGCGTTGGCATGTTCCAGTCTGCGCCTTTACGCCTGATCAGATATCCGTTATCGCGGAGCCATGTAAAGAGCCGCTGGGCGCCCATATCTACACCATTCTGCTTTAACAGCTTTGCCATATCTCCCACGAGGATTGATGTATGACTCGCCGTAACAGCATCGGCAAATATTTCTTTCGGCCTCATTCGGGTGATATCGCTCTGTAGCCGGTTGATTGTCTGATCTGCCATCTTTAACGCCCGGGCGAAGACCTGTTCCGGTGTATTCCACGCTTTTTCCAAATCCAAGAGATACTGCCGCAACTCCATTCCTTTATTTGTTCTCTGCAACATACAAATCTGTTTTGCCATATCCACAGACAGGTCGTAATCTTCGACTTCCCTTCGTACATCTCTTGTACCCTCGGTTTGAACCCGTACTTTTTTGTTCGGGGTTGAAAAATCACTGCCCTGCTCAAAACCATATCCGCGGTACCTTTCAAACCATTTACTAAAACGTTCGGTTCCTTTTGTTCCTCCGTCTTCGGAAAGCAGATCATATAAATCCCTTGCCGACACCGTAGGTTGTCCGCTCTCATAGCTTATTTTCATTAGCTCATCCACTTTCTCACCTCCTATCGCAGCGCCTCCAATCGTGCGCAAACTGCTAAAATGATAATCACTCCAGCCACAAAGATAACCGCCGGCATCAGCCACCGCTCCGTTACTTCCAGCAGGCGGGATCGGCTGTCGCCCTCGAAGTCATCGAGGTCTGTGTAATACTTCTGCATGGCTTGTCCCTCCTTTTATAATCTCTGCACGGGTACCGACGGCTCTGCTCTATGCAGCGGTTGCGGTACCGGCAGGTGTTGCATGTTGCTTTGATGCGGATCACTCTCCTTTTGATTGATTTTCCAGTTTCTCCCAACTATAATGAACTTACAGGCCGTGCCGGGCCGAGTACGTGCAGAAAGGAGTGTTGTTTATGTACATTTACATGATTTCATATGATTTGCATTCCCCAACAAACAACCGTGAAAAAGTTGAAGGCTCCATAAAGTCACTTGGAACTTGGTGCAAATATTTAACTACTACATACCTTTTAAAGACACCTAAAAATATTTTTGATGTAGAGA